ATGAGTTGTTAATATGATGATCTCCGAAATCAAAAAATGGGCTAAAACACAGGGTTATGAAGTAATTAAAGACAAGGAAGATGGTCTTTATTATTGGGCTAAGTTAGATGCTGGGCCGGATGCCAGCGGAGTAGCCAAAAGTGTGAGTAAAGTAGCTACCGCTATTTTTAATCATATTACAGAAGATAAGTGGGTTGAGCATCAAACCAAGTTTAAGGAAGAAAAAGAAGATATTAAATTCACTGTGAGCGATTATGGAAAATAAAGAAGAAGCTAAAACACAAATGATACCAGTAGTTCCAGCACTAACTTTTGGAGGTATAATCAATGCCTCTGTAAGTGGTATTGTTAGTTTTATAGCTGTATACTTCTTTACTCCAGTATGGAATAAGATTACTAATTATTGGAACAATAATGAAATACATTAAGTTTGTTTCTAAGACAGATGAATGGTTTGATGCTGGTACGGAAGTTTTTGATGCTACAATATGCGATTGGGGAAGAACTTTAAAGAGAATGGCTGTTGATGACTATGCTGTTTGGCTAAAAGCTGGACATATTCTTGGTAGAGGACTAAAGAATGGATTTTGGGATGAAGAGCTTTGTCCATTAGAAGAGTTTGACATATCATATACAGAGGATCAAATATGAACGTAAAATTAGTTTCCGTGACTCCTGATGCAGAAAAACTTATGGCGTATTGTGCCAGAGTATCAAATCCAAGCGGACAAGATCGTGATGATTATGCAAAGCTATTGGGTTATTGTATTAAGCATCAACACTGGAGTATTTTTGAGCAAGCTTTTATGACCGTGGAGATTAACACCACCAGAGGATTAGCCGCACAAATTCTAAGACATAGAAGTTTTACTTTCCAAGAATTTAGTCAACGATATGCTGATACTACCTTATTAGCAGAGGAAATTCCGTTGTTTGAATTGCGTAGACAAGATACTAAAAATCGACAAAATAGTATAGATGATATTTCCGACGAAGTTAGAGCTAAATGGGGTATGAAAATAAGAGAACATTTTGCTAAAGCTAAAGCAATTTATGATGGAATGATTGATGATGGAGTAGCAAAAGAATGTGCTAGATTTGTTCTCCCATTGGCAACACCTACTAGGCTTTATATGTCTGGTACAATTCGTAGCTGGGTTCATTATATCGAACTTCGTTCTAGCAATGGCACTCAGAAAGAACATATGATTATTGCTAATGAGATTAAAAGTATTTTTTCAGAACAATTCCCTACAGTATCGGAGGCACTAGGATGGTGAATAAAGAATTTATTGTTACGGGGCAATTAAAACAATGGCATGATAACCAGACACTTATTCTCCATCAGTCCTTCATGACAGAATCTAAAGAATCAGCAATACAAAAATTTCATGATTTTTTTGAGCCAGACCTTAAAATTATGAAGATATATTCTGTTGTAGACGAACAAGGCAATGTGGTATAAATATGGAAACAAAATCTAACCTTACAATCAAGATTGTTAGAGAATTAATAGACCACGATTTCTCTGTATTGCTTCATAATAAAGAAAATCTAGACGGTTATGGTGGATGGTTTTGTGCAGAAGAAGGTGAGAAAGAATTTGTAGTAGCATTAAAGCACCATATGGGATTTGAGATACTGATTCATGAATATTGTCATTTTTTACAATGGAAGTATGATCGTAAACTGTGGAATAAATCACAATTAACATACGACGTATTGTTTGATTGGATTAACTATCCAGTATTGGTTTACAGTTCTACTATCAAAGATCACCCTGCTACTGAAGAAGAACTAGATCAAAGTCTACATGATATTTTAGAGCTTGAGCATGATTGCGAAAAAAGAGTTATTAAATTAGTCAAAAATTGTCCTATCGAAGATTTTGATACTGACAAATATATTCGTGCAGCCAATGCTTACTTATGGTCTTATCATCTAAATAGAGAATTAAGAACAAGACCAAAGAATCCTATTTACTCAGAAAGAGTGTTGGATCATATGCCTAACGCTTTTAATAATGATCTATCTTTTTACCTAGATAAGCATAATCTAACAGACTCTATAAGACAAGCTTTGTTAGCTGAATACGAATAATTTTCAAGTCTAGGTTGACAACCTGACGATACTAGGATATAATCCAGCGACAGGAGAAATTTATGAATAGACTAGGACTCTGCTGCATTTCGCTTAATCTCAAAGAACAAGGCTTTGGTCATCAGACTATGACGTTTAAGCGTTTTAATTCTTTGCCGCGAGAAGAAGCACTAGAAATTCTTGGAGATAGAATCCAAAACAACTTAATTATTACAGAAAAAACCATCCAGCTTTGTGCAGAAAACAATTATGTTTATCGAGTCAGTAGCGATATATTTCCGCTAATTACTTACGATGAAGCGAATGTTAGTTTAGAAGATTTGCCTAATTATGACGAAATACAAGATATGTTTGACAATCTTTCGGAAACTATTTCCTCTACTGGCGTTCGTGTTTCTGCTCATCCAAGTGAATTTAACAGTCTGGCTAGTCTCAACGAAAAAGTTGTCGAAAAAACCATTACAGAACTCAACTTCTACAGTAGTTTCTTTGACAGAATTGGACTTCCCGCAGATCGTAGATCGCCAATGAATTTTCATGTTCATAATAATAATGGAACTAGAGAAGAAATTGCTCACAGGTTCTACAACAACTTTAAAAAACTGGACAATAATTGTCAGGCTCGCGTCACAATCGAAAACGATGACAAACTTAACTGTTGGAGTGTGAAAGAATTAGTAGACATCTTTCATCCGATTACTCGTATTCCAATATGTTTCGACTATTTGCACCACAAGTGCCACCCAAATGGTCTTACAGAACGTGAAGCTATTAATATGTGTTGGGATACTTGGCAAACCAGACCTCTTTTCCATTATAGTGAAAGCAGAGAAGGGAATAATCCACGGGCACACGCAGATTATCCAGAAAAGACTTTTGATACTTATGGTCTTTCATTTGATATTGACCTAGAACTAAAAGCAAAAGACCTAGCACTTGCAAAATATGATTCTTTACTAAACTGTGTTTCTTAATTATAAGGAGATAACTATGCCTCAGATCGGTGCAATTTCGATTAGTCCCAATGTCAATACTCAAGCAATCATTAACTTGCTAAAAGAAGATAAGAAGATTACTATTGGTCAGGAACAAGTCGCCCCCAATGGCTCTCGTTATATTCCCATAGAGAAAAATTAAATGTCAGCTAACCTTATTCTTATCACTGGCGTAATATATCTTTATATAGCTATAGAACAAGGTTATTTACATAATAATTATGGTATGTTTATTGCATACCTTGGTTATGCGGCAGCTAATGTTGGTTTGTATATGTTAGCTTCTAAATAGGAGGTCTTATGAAAGAACCTAAAAGAATTAAACTAAATCCAGAAACTCCAACACCAAAAGAACCAACCAAACGTCCATTACCTCCGCTAGTTAAACCAGAGTGGAATGTGACTGGTCAAGATAATGACGATGTTTATACCCCACTAGACTTGGATAAGATTAATAGACTATTGGATGAAACGAATGAAGATAATTCATAAGACAATTAGAAAAGCCTACGATAATTGGAATCCTAATGCTTTGATTCGCTGTTATCATTATGCTGCTGCTTTTGATGGCACAAAGATGATTGAGTTTGCACAAAATAATCCTATTAAAATGAGTACGAAAGCCTTTAGAATAGGAAAAAGATTTAACATCCCCAAATATTTGGAGTATCCTTATGTTCATAGTGAATCTCATCTTATTTCTAAATTACTTGATCGCTATAACTCCATTGATCCTAATTGGAGCGTATGTGTCTTACGAATTAACAGACAGGGATTAATTCTTGGAAGTAAGCCGTGTGTTAATTGTTCTAAACTACTAAATGCGGTAGGTCTTACAGATGTTTACTATAGTGATGATGATGGAAACTTTGTTTGTCCTACTAAAACCATCAAGATTGAACCCGTGATAAGACAATTAACTGTTCTATAATAACTTTAAGGATCATAAGATGAAAAGTAATAAGAAACCAAATCAAAAAAAGACAAAGAAGATCAAGACTGAGAATATTTATAGTTTAAACAACCAAGAATTTAGATTTCCAAGTATTATAGATAGAATAATAGGACTATTTAAATAGTATCATGTTTGAACCAGAATGGATGGAATATTTTAAAACAGAAGCACCCTTCTCATATTACTGTCTTATATTTTTAGGGTACTTGATTAAGATATTGTTTTATTTTTCATACGTTATAGTCTTGATATTTTTATTTGTTCCTCTTTTCATGATATATTCTGGAACGAAAGCCATTAAAATCAAGTTAGTAGAAGATAAAAAACATAAAAAGCTACGCAAAGAAAAAGAAAAACACGAACAACTTCATCAGAATCTATATTTTGATCATCTAGATAGAAATATCAAAAAGAAAAAGAAACACAAATAGATTCTCAAGTCTGCCTGTTGACAACTCCGATACCTATGGTATAAAAAATGAGTTGTCGTCACTAGAGCTTTGGAGAAATTATGAACTGCATTTATTGCAAAAATTGTGTTGGAGTTGAGAGATATGAGTTTTTAAAAGAAACTAATCGTAATATCGTTTGTAAAGAATGTAGTGTAGAAAATAAAGCTGTTGGCTTTATGGATTGGGGACACAAGACCGCACCAAGTTTGGTTATGGTTCCAAGTAATGCTAGAGAGACTATTAGGATTTTGAACAGAGCAAACAGGAGAGCTAGATGACTAATGAATTTGAGCTTGAGGGACTATTGTTTAAGCAGGTTGAGAAACCTAAAAATCATTTGATGACTAAGGTTATTAATGTGTTTCATGACTATTATCGAATTAATGTTTATACTCAGATTGAAGAAGAAGGATTGTTGAAACGAAAGATTTCTCAAAGCTACATGACAACTTTCAGAAACAATGTTTTGACTATTATTCCAGATCCAGATAAAAAACCAGATGATCTTAAAAAGAAATGGTGAGTTATGCCAATAGCAACTTTAAAATTTAAGCTACCAGAAGAACAATATGAATTCGACACTGCTATTCAAGCTAGTGATGCTAAAAGAATGTTGTGGGATTTTTCTCAACAACTACGATCTTGGCAGAAATATAGCAATGATTTTACCGACGCGGGCGATGCTCTTGACAAGATTAGATCAGAATTTCACAGATTAGTTACAGAATATAATATCAACATAGACTAAAGGAGATTATTATGCCACTTTTTGAAGTTAATACTGTTTCTTTGTTTCGTCATAAGTATGTTATTGAGGCCAAAAGTCTTGAACACGCATACGATACTGTCTTGATTGATAAACCAGAAGAACTGACTCAAAAACATCTTGAAGAAACTATTCTTGACGGTCGAAAGATTGGTCGCAAGGAATTTGAAAGACTTTGCAAAGAATCTATGGAAGATAGTACAGAATTAAGCAATGCCCATTTAGGCACACGAATTATACATAAGGTAGATTACGATGAGTCCTGAACTAACAGCTAAATTAATGTCAGCATATCCAGATCAGTTTAAAAATCTGACATGGATAGAGTGTGGAGATGGTTGGTTTGATATTTTGTCAAAACTTTGCTATATTGTGGATAATCGTCTTGATTATAAGAAAAGACTTAATGAGCCACTAGAACTCTTTTGCTGGCAACAGATTAAAGAAAAGTTTGGTGGATTACGAGCATATTGTTATGGTTCTGATGATTTTATCAAAGGGGCGATAGAGATGGCAGAAAGTATCAGCTATATTACTTGTGAAGTTACTGGAGAAAAGGGAAAACTTCGCAAACAAAGAAAAAATGATGAAGGTGGTGAGCCTATTCCTGCATGGATTAAAACCCTTTGTGATAGTGAAGCAGAAAAAGAGGGTTATATCGTCTAAATTAGTGACTAAAAGAAAAATTCGTGAACACTCTAAAGATTCCCTCTTGACACTGCCGATAACTGTGCTATACTTAGAGTATAACGTCAACCAAAAACAGGAGATTACGAGATGGGAAAAGGTCAAAAGTCTTGCGATAAGTGTGGAGCTACTACAGGCCCGCGAGCTTATATGTGTCCTAAATGCAATACTCCATTCATTTTTAAGGCAAAGAGCAAAGAAGCAAAGAACACAAAAATTATTCGTGACTTTAACTGGAAGGAACTAGTTAAGGGAGATAAGATCAGAGTTGGTGGAGGCCCATACTTTGCAAGGGGTGGCGACTTCATTCCGATGGGTTATAGAGGTCGTTTTGTTGTTGAAGGGATTGACCAGCATGGAATTAAAGCGTGGGGTCTAGACAAGCACCAAGGCTTCTGTCATATCTATATGGGGCCAGACATTCAGAACAAAGAAACCCATGTTTGGAAGATCAAGCACAAGCTCATGAAACTCAAACAAAAGGTGGAGGCGTAATGTCTCTTACTCAAGAGCAAAAAGATAATATCAATAGTCTCCTTGATAATAGAGACAAGATAGTAGATAGTCTATATCATATTGAGCGTATTTTAAAAACTTATTTTCCAGAAGAATTTGAACGAGCAATTCAGTTCTATCTGCCTCAAATTACCACTGCTCTTTACGAGGATAAAAAGTGGCTAAGTAGAGGGGAGTATAGTTTGCAGAACACTATTGACAATCTGTTGGAGCGGTGTAAAATGGATCAGAGCGGTAAGGGTACTACAAAATATCTTTAATTGGAACAAATAATGGAAAATTACAGTATTATTGATTTGGAAGGTTATGCTAAAGCCATGAGGGATGGTGCTGCATCTTCCTTTGAAAAAGACTATACAGAAAATTTGGATGAATTTATCTCTATCGGTCAAGTAATTAACTTAATCAAGAAAAATAATCTTGGTCTTGATGAAGAAGGTAATTATCTCATCAATGAACAGATTTTTGATGATGTATTCAATGATATTAGAAATTGGCTTTATGAGGTTGGTCTGTGTAAACTGGCAGCAAAAGGTTTTGTAGATTGCTCATGGGATGATGCCTCTAATGAGATGGTATTCTGGTTAGCTAATAAGGACAAGACAAAGATTCCCGCTAAACCCTCACAGGATAATGATGAATAATTATATTAAGATCAGGAATTTGAAGCTGTTTACTAAAAGCATTAGAAAAAATGTGGTAATGATTTTTCCTAGAAAATATTCTCACCAAATAGACAATCTGATTTCTTTGTCTCAAACAGAACAATTGGTCAGAAAATATATTGAACCTGGGTATAATGACGAATTCATTCTTAGCGATGAGAATTACGATATTCTATGTGATGAAATCAAGAAATGGATTTATAATTCTAGTTTAAGTCTAGTAGCATCGTCTGGAATTATAGAGTGTGCTTGGGACAATGAATCTAATGAAATGTTTTTTTGGCATCCAGAATCAAACGAAACCTTCAATACTGCAAAATAAATATGTCAAAAGAAGAAATACAACAGTTAAAAGACCAAATACATGATCTGAGAGAATATTTATACTCTGATTTGTGTAAAGCTTGTGGAGATGCGGCATTAGCTCTTGACAAAATTAATCAAAGATTAAATCAACTAGAGTCACAACAAAATTCCTAAAGGTCTTGACAGTGGTTGGTCGATAGGATACAATACGAAAGTTACACAACACGCGGCACAAGGTAAGCCGGTAGCATCCGTCAATCTTATAAATTGATCATAGTCTGGTTCGACTCCAGAGTGCCGTATAGAATTTATTGTTTAGTAGAACCCATATCTTTAATATGATTATCGACAACATCTTGACACAGACGAATAAATTCATCTTTAGTTAAGCTATGTTTAGATTGATTTGCTTCTTTACACGCTAGTCCACAATTATCTAAAGAATTATCTCCACCTTTACTTATTGGAACTATATGATCTAAATGATATGATCGTCCATCCTCTAGATTGATGGGTCTGCCAGTTAAATAGCAAACAGGATTCTCACCAATCTTATTAAGTAAATCTTGTGCTTTAAATAGTTGCTTTGTCTTTTTAGTTTTACGATCCATAGAAAAAAACCTTATTTTAATATTCAATATTTTGAGAAAATGACGATCTTCAGTATATACTTCAGTGCCGGAATAGGATCGACAACAAAATGCTTCAACTTTACTCTTAATAACACTAGATGATCTACGTTTTCTTTGCCTAATATTCTTTTTTTCTTTTTGATTGTCTCCACAATAATAACTAATCGTTCCTTTAGAACAACCTAATTTTAGCTGAATATCATTATACGAATAACCAGATTTTCTTAGTTCGACTATTTTAGATTTTAGTAGTTGTTTCATTGAGTCGATCCTCCTATCATATAATACACACAATACAATAAAAAACAATGAAACTTCAACCACTAACAGTTATTTTTGCAGGTTTATTCTTAGTGTCATCAGGATTTAATTTCCTACTTTACTCAAATATTCAAAGGCTCAAAAAGCTGGACAACAAGCCAGCTAGGATTATTATAGAAAGACAACCAGAAATTATTATCAAACCCAAGGTTTGGGGGTATACTAAAGAACGGGCTAGTAAAGGTATCGACAGGTAAAATAGGTATAGATTGCATCGACTGGTTAATCGACCGGCCAGTTTAAAAGTCGATTAAAATTGTTAATTGGCGAAGTTTCAACTCTCGCTCTCGCTGCCTAATCAATTAGGTGCTGAGTGGGGCGGCATGAGCCTTATTACCAAATCATGCTGACTCCGATATTCGGATATGGTAGTCCTACCAGACATAAATAGGA